ATGCACAACGATTTTACGCTGTTTACGAGGACTTACCCTAACGGTACGAAGGTGGTATTTTTTCATGCTTACGATGACGATGATGTGCGTGTCGGGCCCTGGACGACTAAATGCAGAAACAAAACGGCAGCGAGGAATTACTGTAACAAGATGATGAAAGCGGGTTTGTTAATTCCGAGTAAAATAAAGCCTGTTACTTTCGGGGAATTTGCGGAAGGATTTTTTGACAGGAAATCGGAATATGTAAAAACCCAGGAGAGCCGCGGCAGTTTAACCGACACTTATCTTGATCATTGCAAGTCACTTGTCGGAAATCATATCTTGCCCTTTTTCGGTAATTCGCCAATTGAAAGCATAACCGATGATGAAATCGATAAATGGCTTCTCGGGTTTAAGAACAGAAAAAGGGAAGGCAAAAACGGAAATGTCATAAAAGACAGGGACGGTAATTCGGTCGGGTATAAAAACAGTTACGCTAATAACTCCTTGAGCGTGATTAACATTATTTTCACGGAAGCGGTACGGCAAAAACTGATAACAGCTAACCCGTGCGCCACTGTCAGGAAGCTAAAGAATGATTGCAGGACTGTTGACATTCTTACTTCCGATGAAGTTAAAAAGCTGTTTCCCAAAAACCCCTTGCCTGTGTGGAACAATAACGAGGTCTATTACGCCGCTAACCGCCTGGCTTCCCTTACGGGAATGAGGCCGGGGGAAGTTATGGGGCTAAAGGGCGAATTTGTATTTGACGGCTATATTAAAGTGTGCGGGCAGCACGGGTTTTACGGTTATAAAAGCCATACCAAAACAAAGGAAAACAGGAATATCCCTCTTTTACCTGAAATGCTGGCTATATTGCGCAAACTGATGAAAAAAAACGGTAACGGCTTTTTATTTTCAGAAAACGGCGGCGTGTCTCCTGTAGATCCGAAATCATTGAGGAATGAGTTTCAGCGGGCGTTAAAACACATCGGCTTGACTGACGAGGAAATAAGGGCGCGGGGTTTGTCGCCGCATAGCTGGCGGCATTTTGTGAATACCGAATTACAGGTGCAGGGATTGACTATCCAGCAGGTGCAGGCTGTTACCGGGCATAGCTCGGAACGCATGACGAAACACTACACCCATATTGACGCGCGGCAGATTAACGGCATTACCGAAGCGCAGGCGGCGATTATCAAAAACGGTAAAACGGTTGCGAAAAAAGAAAGCGGAGAAAAACCAGTTGAGAAAAAAGCAAAGTCGGTAATGAAAAAAGAAACCGTTAAAAAAACTGTTGCGAAAAAAGCGGCTGTGAAAAGACCGGCTAAAGGCAGGGGAAGCGCAAGGGTTTTGCAATTCAAGAAAAAGCCTGAGACAAAGAAAACGGTTAAACGCAAACGGGCGTGATATATAAAAACCGGATTTAAGATAGCTCCTGCTGAAACGCGGGGGCTTTTTTTTACTTAATTTCCAAAAAACGCAAATTCTATCTTTTTGGTAGGAATTCCCTTTTTCAAACCAGCGCATATTTGAATTATCACGAGGGGGAATTGTGGAACAGTTACTGAATGTCAAGGAATTGGCGGCGCATTTGAAATGCACGGAGCAGACTGTCAGGCGGTATGTCATGAAGAAAAAAATACCTTACCGCAAAATTGACCGCATGGTTAGGTTCTGGCCTTCTGAAATTAAAGAGTGGGTAAACAGCGGCAAAGCTAAAAAGATGGGCGTGAAGAACGGCGGCTTATTCGCTGAAAACGAAATTACAGAAACGGCTAAAGCGGGGGAAAGCCAATGACGGATATTGCAAAAGCCATTGAACAGGCAAAAGCGGAAGTTATGCCCTTTGAGAGTTGGGAGCGGCTGCCGGGGGAAACATCGGCGGCGTTTGCGGCTTTTTGCGCGTTTCGGGATTACGGGGCTGAACGGAATATCCGCAAGGCGGTGGACAGCGCCGAAAAAGATGCGGCGGTAAGGGCGAAGCGTTACCGGGTATGGCGTAACTGGTGCACCCATTTCCGATGGCGGGAGCGGGCGGCGGATTACGACAACTATACGGAAAAGCTGAAACAGACGGAGTTTCGGAAAACTATCGAGGCGCAGGGGGAAATGCACAGAAAAGTTACGGGGAAAATGTTAGAGGTTGTTTCCAAAAAACTGGACAGCATGAACCCTGAAGATTTGACCCAGGGGAATGTGAGCGAATGGGTGCAGACGGCTATCAAGACAGAAAGAGAAGCGGCGGGGCTGGTTGCAGATAACGGCAGGGCAGAACCGAAACAAGGCGAACTGGCTTTTGTGCCGGACTTTCAAGGGCTGTAGGCGGTACTGATGGGAACTTCTGTTGTGTTCAAGCCTACGGCAATTCAGCGCAAAGCCCTTGCCCTTTTGAAAAGCGGGGCGAAACATATACTACTGTTTGGCGGCTCTCGTTCCGGCAAGACTACCGTGCTGGTGATGGCTATTATTTTCCGCGCTTTGCAGTATTCGGGCAGCCGTCATCTGATTTGCCGTTACCGCGCGAAGGACGCTCGTTCATCGGTGCTGTTAGAAACCATGCTGCCCTGGCTTGATAAGACTGTCGGCAATTCGGCTTATACCTACCTGAAACATGAAAGCATGATCCGTTTATTTAACGGCTCGGAAGTGTGGATTGGCGGCTTGGGGGACAAAGAGCAGGCAGACAGAATTCTCGGCCATGAGTACAACACTATTTATTTTAACGAAATATCGCAACTGACTTATGCGGCGGTTACTACTGCCTATTCTCGGCTTGCCATGCGTGTTGAAGGGTGTCGTAACCTATTTCTGTATGACTGCAATCCGGGGTCGCCGTTGCATTGGGCATATAAAATCTTTGTGTTAAAGCAGACTTTTTTAACTGGCGAACCGCTGGAAAAAGCGGAGTTGTACGCTTCAATGGTGCTTAACCCCGAAGATAACAGGGATAACTTGCCAGAAGATTATATCAGCGACATTTTAGATGTTCTTCCTGAAAAACAAAAGGCAAGATTTAGAGACGGTTTGTGGGTTAAAGCGGAAGGCGTTATCTATGACAAGTTTGATGAAAATATGATTATCAAGGCTGCTGACTTGCCTGAAAAGTTTGATAGGTTTGCCGCCGGACAGGATTTCGGCTTGAATATAACTTTTGTCAAAATTGCGTGGCTCGGCGATGTCGTCTATGTGTTGAATGACTACGGTGCGTTTAACATGACTACGCAGAGTTTTAACGAAGAACTGACGGCAAGGGGCTGGCTGGACTGCCCTGACGGTATGGGGCTTCCGGTGTATTGCGATCCGGCTGGCGGGGAACGGATACAGGAAATCACCGGCGGTGTTAAGGCAAATAATTCTGTAGACAGCGGGATTGATTTTATCAATGCAAAAATCGAGCGTGGGCAATTTTTTGTGTGCGAAAACTGTACCGGGGTGCTTTCGGAAATATGGGACTATTGCAGGGACGAGGCGGGGCAGATTGTAAAAGTAAACGACCATTTTCTTGATGCTTTGCGTTATGCGATATTCAGCGATATTCAACAGGGGGTGATTTTATTATGAACCCCTTAAAAATATTTACTGCTCGCAAGAAAAAAACATTATCACAAAATCATACACTGGCAAAAAATAGTTTTCAAAATTCCTTGTCGATTGATGATAATTTTAGTATATTTGATAGTGAACCCTTCATTGACTGCTATCTTTGCAACGCCTGGATTAACATTGCGGTAAATGTTCTTATTCGCAATTTAGCCCGGGCGGATTTCATTCTCGAAAGAGAAGGGGTTGAATTACAAAACGGCCCCCTCTATGAATTATTCCACAGACCAAATCCCCACCTAAGCCGGTACGACTTATGGAAGGAGAGCTTTGCATGGTGGTTAATCGAGGGAGAGGTTTTTTGGTGGTTCGGGCCGGATTATTCGGGCGGGCTGCCGAAACAATTGTATATTCTTAACCCCAGAAAACTCCAACTTGAGGGAGAGGGGTTGGATGTGCAAAGAGATTTTGTAACCGTAAAACGGCGATGGTTTTATCATGCCGGAGCCGAGTTAGTACCTATCTTTTCCGATGAGTTAGTCCATTTCAAGGATTGGAACCCGTGGAACCCGTTGCGAGGCGTTAATCCGCTGGTGTCATTAACCCTTGAACTTGAACAAGACTACTACGCTAATAAAGCCAATTCTACACTGTTAAAAAATAACGCTATCCCCCAGGGCTTACTTAAAACTGACCAGACACTAAGACCCGAAGAAGCTGACGCAATCGAGCGCCGGTGGGAAAGCAAGTACGGGCAAGTTAAAGCAGGGCGCAAGATTGCGGTGCTTGGCAAGGGAACCAGTTTTGAGGCTCTGTCATTTAACCCTGATGTGGTCAAACTTTTTGAATTAAAGCGGTGGAACCTCTACACTATTTTAGCGAAGTTTGGAATTCCCCCTCGTGTTGCAAACATTTCTGACAAGTCAACGGCTCTTAGCGGGAAGGATACCAAAGAGCAGCACTCAGCGTTCTGGCAGTATACCCTCATTCCTCTGCTGCGGCAGTTTGAACAAATTCTTGAAAGCCAGTTTTTCATGCGCTTTAACCTGAAAGAAAACGGCAGGTTTGATTTATGGGATATACCGGAGTTAGCCGAAAACGAAGATTCGCAAAGTAAAAGGGATATTGCGGAAATTAACGCCGGAATAAAAACGATAAACGATGTTTTGAAAGAACGGGGGAAAGAACCGAAACCCTGGGGCGATGTGTGGCACAGGCCGAAACATTTGGTTACGGATAACGGTAAAAACAATAAAGCCGGAGATTGTGAGGGGTAATCATGAGAGCCGGAGTGTTGTTTGTAAGCCGACACACTAAATTACTCCCCTGGTACAAGACACTTTTGGAAGAGGCGGGTTACAGGGATGTCCATGTAACTGACAAAGATAAAGACGGGCTTAATATGCTTATCAACGAACTTAACCCTCGCCGTATTTTTATAACAAGCAATTTTTATAGTATCGGAACTCCGTATATGGTCGGGCTTCTGCATGATATGTTTCCAAGGAAAAATATTACGGTTGCAAGCATGGAGGAATTTCCCGATGAAATGGCGGTCTGGTTTATATTTCACGGGGCGGGGTCGTATGTTAATTTTCTTGACGGTTTTGAAGAATTTAAGAACGGATTAAAACATATTCTTTACGGCGAAGATTATATTGCTCCTGCGGTTAAAGAAGTAATTGACGGCATAGATGAATTCCCTGATTGCAAATTGAAAGTCGAGAAAAGGCAAAAAGAAATTTTGTTTATGCTGTGCAACGGTTATACCAAGAAAAAAATGCAAAACGAATTACAGATTAGCGAATATACCGTACATTATCACTTAAAAGAATTGATGAGCATATTTCATGTCCATTCAAGGGAAGATTTAATCAAGGTGGCTTTTTGCCTTGATATTATTACCAAGAAACAATTGCGTTTTCACGAAAACAGGGATTTAATCGCATCTTTGCCGGAATGGGCAAGGGCGCAAATAACAATGAACAGGAGATTAGTAAATGATTGTAAGAACTAAAAGCGGGAATTACCGGGCGGGTAATTCAGCGGTGTTGCTGGATTTTTTGGGTGTGAAGAAAGAAGCGGCAGGGATACAGAAAGTTGCGGGTGATGTGGAACTTATAGCCGCTGTTCCTTTTTTGCTTGCCGCCGATGTTGAGGCGGGACAGGAGATTGCTGCTATTCCTGATGGAATAGCTTGGACACTTAGCACATTTGACCTTGACCGTTTCGGGGAGAGGATAGATCCCCAGGGTTGGGATTTTAAGCGGTACATGGAAAATCCTGTTATCGAGTGGGCGCACCGCAACGACATTCCGGCTATCGGGAAAATGGAAGGGCTAACCATTGATGACAAAGGGCTGCATGGGCTGGTGTTTTTCAATGATAAAAGTTATGACCCTTTCGGTTGGGCTATCGGGGAGCGTGTCAAGGCGGGTGTTATTCGGGCTGGTTCGGTGGGCTTCCGTGTGATGGAGATTGAAATTCCGTCAAAAGATGACAGCAGGGATGGTACATCGCTTATTTTCCGCAAACAGGAATTGTTGGAGTTTTCAATCTGTAATGTTCCGGCAAACCCTTTTGCACTTGCACACAAAGAACAGCAACCGATTACCACAGAACAGAGTAACAATTACGGTGTTAATGCAATCCCTTTTTGGGACTGCTTAATAAATAATGTATAGGAGAGTTTTATGGACGAATTGTTGATGGTTGTTAAAGAAAAAATAGCCTCAATGAAGAAAATTGAAAATGCGGGCTTTACGAATACGGAAACCGCAACGGAGTATTTTCGAGAAAAAGAAATAATTCTTGAAGGTATTGTAAAAACGATTGAGACTATGACGGTGCAGGAGACCGCCGAAGTCGAAGCCTTGAAAACGACGGTCAAGGCTCTGCGTGATGAAATCAAGGTGCAATCAAAACACCCGAAAGAATTATCTCGGCGGGAATTGCTGTATAATCTCGGCAAGGGGATTTCAGCGGCATGGACGGGGAACAATCAGGCTTTAGCGGATTTATCCTTTTCGCCTAACCTTAAAGCGGATAACTGGACTAATCCCCGTGATGTGGTATGGGGAGAGAAGGGCTGGCAGGTAGTAAAGGCTCCTCTCGGTGAACCGATGGGGAACATGAATACCAATGAACAATTTCTCATCAACCCTATCTATGAGACTGAAATCATGCAAGATGCCGCTAAAAAGTCGGTGATGATGAATTTGGTTCGTCATCGGCCTATGCTCGGTCCGTCTATCTTCCTACCGACCAGAGACCGGGGCGGGGTGCAGTTGCATTGGCTTACTGCGTATGGGCAGCAAATAAAAGGCAGCAAGCCGAAGGGTGCGGAGCGGGTAGAACTTAAAGCGTATACGCTGGCAGGTTTTATACCGTGGTTCGATGAATATGAAGAGGACGTTTTTGTTGATTTGGGGCAGATGTTCATTGATGAATTTATCGAGGTATACGGTCAGGAATTTGATAGACAGTGCCTTTTGTCTAATGATGACCCATTCACCGGGGCGATGGCGTGTGCTGATGTTACGAAAGTTGACATTAAAGGTGCTACTATCAATGACTTAACATGGAAAGACTTCCGTGACGCTGTGTATAAAATCCCCGCTGAAGAACGGAAAGATTGTTGTTGGTTTTTGAATGAGACAGTTTTAAACCATATAGCGAACATCGAGGATACGACAGGCCGCCCGATTTGGCGAAGGCCTACAGAGGCTATGCCCGGCCGGCTGGACTTGTATCCATACCATGAAGTCAATATCCTTCCGCAAATTGCGGACATAAAAGCCAATGAACCGTTTGCAATTTTCATGAACCCGAAAAGAATTCAACATGGTAATCGCAAGGGAATTGAAATCAAAAAATTTGACGGTACGACAGAGAGCATGGAGTATGGGGAGTTGTTTCTCCGTTTCCGCAAGCGTGATGGCTTTCTGGTGACGAGACCGAAAAATAATATTCTGGTGTTAAAAACAAAATAGTAAAATATCGGGTTTTCGGTTATTTGAAAAATCCATCGGTACTGCTTAGAGCGTATCGGTGTCAGGGCTGGTTACTGTCAATCGGTATCATGCCGATTGGCAATCAATAGGGTATCACGGCGGCTAGTCATGCCGCTTAAAGTATAAAAGCCGCTCCGATGGGGGCGGGGCGGCTTTAGTTTTTTTGAAAAGCGACACTATTTTATGAGGAGTAGAATTGCTTTGATGTGCATATTCCTAATACCTCGACATAGTAATCATGGATTAAATCTCTAATATCCTCGATTATGCCTGTTTCCCATGTTGCTTTTTCGGTGGTTCGATTAAGACTAACCAAAAATTGATATATGGCATTGTCAAGAAAATCAATCCGCTGGTTATCAAAATCACCGAATTCTTCTTCGATTTCAACTTGTTCATCTGTCATTTTTTGCTCCTTAGAGTTAATCCCCCGCACAAGCGAGGGAATGATTTTAGGGCTGTTCATTTTCCCCTGAACATTCTTTTTGTTCTGCTGAAAAATGTTTTATTAGTTCTTCCTTTGCTCCTTTCATGGGTTTCATATCCCACTGATTTGTAGAGGGGTCATGTTTTAAGCTCATGATGTGGATTTTGTTGTTAAAAAAATCTTGCAGTTTGGTTTTTTCTTGTTCTGTCATTTTAGTTCTCCTGTTAGAAAATTTCCCCCGCGCAAGCGAGGGCTGTGAAACTATGCGGATAATTTTTCCCACACTGACGGATTATCTTCTAGATACCTGTACCAAGTATGAGCGATTTCTTCTAACGCATACCAAGCGAATACATTGTAGAGGCTGGTGAGATTTTGCGATTGGCCGCTTCCCCATAACGCTTTCCCGATTTCGCCTACTGTTGGTTTTGCGGAATTACGAAACACGCCGAAACTTTGCACCATTGAGATTATGTCTGTTCCCATTTCTGCGGCGGCGTTTTCCATGTGGTGTACTATGTCCTGACGGTGTTTTTTGAAAAATGGAATAGTTTCATTATAATAAATGAAACCGATAAAACCGACATTTGCTCCATTTTCTGCGCAATTTTCTAATTTTGATGACAATTCTTTTAATTCACCGTAGGAACTTTGCAGAGAATAACCTAACGTGCTTATGACGTTATTAACTGTTTTGGGAGAGAAACCGGAATTTTTATAGAGATAATTCCGCATTGCCTTAATGTTAGATACTTTCATTGAGATAACTCCTTCTTTTGCATTTTAGTCGAGCATGTCAACTAACTCTTGTGGCGGAGCATCGCCCAAATTAAATACACAGTATTTACATACTGAGCTGTCTTTACACGCCATGCACACTGTTGATTTATCAAGCAGGCGGGGCAACAGCAAGATTACCGCATCAACTGTATTAACCATGTTGCGGTTAATTGCCCATGCTAAACGGCGAACAGCGATTGTTGCCATTTCTGAAAACTGCGGTGTATATGACCGCTTTTTGGTTGTGTTATTCATAGAATAACCCCCGATGATAGAAAATATCCCGATAGCCAAGACCGGGATTGGACAGCTACGAAAGATTTGATATGAAAACCAAACGCTTTCGTATGAAACCCACCCTTTTAATACCCCGCATAGGCAGCGGGGGGTGATTTTTTTGTCCTCACAAACGCGGGCAAAAAATCACCCCACGCCCGCCGGGAATATAGGCTATGAACGAGGGGGCAAAAAATTTCTCTTAGAAGCGTTGCACTTTCTTAACTCGGTCTTAAAAAAGAAAAAAAGCCCCTGGTCTGCCCGCTTGCGGGCAGATTGGCGCGGTTCTTGCTACGGCGTATACACCGGAAGTTCCGTCGCAAGAACCGTGCCAAAAGGGGGAGCATAAAATCGGCAAAAGCCGATTTTATGCTTTGGAATAATGGCGGGGCGTTACGGGGCAGCGCCCCGTAGAGGGGGGAGCGGGAAAGCCGTAGGCTTTGGAGCGAGGGGGGGGCTTCCCCCTTCTAAAAAATAAAACTTAGAAATCAAAAGTGATATTACAAGTTAAAATGGTGACTGTCACCTTTTTTGACTGTCATCCCCAACACTTATGGTCAATGACTCAATGTATTTTTCTAATGACTCTGACAACAAGTGAAGGCTGCCCTCCGT